TCATGCCGCACCTCCGTCCAGAGACAGTAGGTTGTGCTGCTTGATCAAGCCAATGACCTTGTCCGCATAAGCCGGGTCGGTGGCATAGCCTGCCTGCGCCAGCGTCTTGGCAAACGCCTGGGCAGTGGTGCAAGCAAAGCAGGCCTTGTAGCGGGGGTTGCGCTTGAGGAACGTGGCGTGATCGTCGATGCTGGCCTGCCAACTCGGATACTTGCGCCAAAGGGCTGGCACCACCACCCACTGCCCCTTGATGAACTCCTTGGTGTTCAGGGTCAGGGTCTGACCGCGCCAGAGGCTATCAGCTTTGATGCCGAAGAGGTTGTTGCCGTTCCTCGCAAGGCCAGATTCTCCCCAGGCAGATTCAAGCGCGGCCTGCGCGATCGTGATGCTGGCAGGAACACCCGTGGCTTTGAATGACGCGACTGCGGCCGTGGTGAGCCGCATGATGAATTCACTGGGATTCACAGCATCCCCTTCACTTCCTTGGCCACCTCGTCGATCGAGTCATCCCGACGCTTGTCGATGAACGCAAAGGTCCAACGCACCATTGCCCACCCTGGCAGGCCACACGCAAAGATCAACCCACCCAAGGCACACAGCCCCATGGTTGAGAACGCCCAGTGGTGCAGTCCAAAGTGCTCGACGGTCATGGCGCCACCGCCGATGCTGGACACCACGGTGCTGATCAGCCCAACGGCCCACTCCCGTTTGTTGCGAGGTGGCGTCATCAACATGACCACCACTGCAGCCAGGGTGGCTCCACTGGCTGCCGCTGCGGCGGTTCCACCAAATGCTTTGTAGGCCACCGCTGCTCCGGCGACCCCGCTGCTTGTAGGTTCTGGCATTCGTTTCTCCAAAAGAAAAGCCGCCAGGGCGAACCATGGCGGCGGTTTAAAAACGGTACGGTCAGTTCAGGCTGCGACGACCGGGATCGGAAAGACCCTGGGCGGTCTATCTCGCGATGGTTTCACCTGCTCAGAAAATCCAAAGATGTCCTTGCGGTCATCTCGCAGCTCGCCTTCGATGTGAAATGGCACCAGCCCAGTGAGAAACTCGATACCGGCGGCAAAGATGGGCACTGCATCAGAGAAGGCGTTATCGCAGGACCGATCCCACAGGGGACCTTCCAAGAACATGCAGGAGCCTTGACAAATCTGCAGCATCGGGCAGCTCGGGCAGTTCTCTCTCTTACTCCAGTGCGTAGCGGTATTGAGCTTGACGGCAGCCAAGTCCGACACATGGCCGATGTGGTGGGGCTGGCCATTGGGCGCGGTGCTGGCCGCGCTCACGTTCTGGCAGGTCAGCACGTTGCCGCGCAGATCGACGGCGATGCTCTCCGTCTTGTCCATGCCGCACTTTTGGCCCAGGCTGGATGCCGGACGGCGGCTACGGATGGAGTTGACGAAGCTGGCCGTCTTGCTACTCACCGCCTGGACGTTTGCCGCTTGGCCGGTACGGATTTCGTGGAAGGCCAAATTTCGGTAGGCGTGCAGTTCACCTGGCCGCAGCGAATGGGCAATGCCTCCCTCGTCATAGGCGTCGACGAAGCTGCCCTCTCCGATGGGCACCGCTGGATCGCCGGTCAGCTCGATGAAAAAGCGCTGGATGGCCGCGCGCGATGCGTTCTCGCGGTTGACCATCGCGTTGAAGCTGATGCGCCGCTGTGGGGCAAGGCGAGCGTACAGCGCCATGATGGCGGCGCGCTGCTCGGGGTCCTGCAGCGGGTCGGGGCCACGCACAGGCTGGCCAGGACCATCGTGCGATATACCGACACTGAACCCCATGCGATCGAGCCAGTCGTTGATGTCATCGTTGAGCAGTGAGCCATTGGTGATGACGGACAGTTCAGCGTTGGGGAATTTGGACCTGATGGCCTCGGCCAGGGGGCGCATGGTCTTGATGTAGACCAGGGGCTCGCCACCCCAGAACTCGACCTTCTCGGGCGGACTCGTCACCCAGCTATCGAGGCCGTCGACGAAGGCCTGCACATCGCCGGGATTGGTCTCGTCAGCACGCGGTACAAAACGCTGCGAGCAGTATTCACACGCGTAGTTGCACGACAAGCCCAGGCTAATCTTGAGCATGCTCGGACTGGACTTGGCCAGCGGTGTCTGCTTGGAGACTGCGGGAGCATTTGCGCGTGCTGCGACTTCGACTGCCTGCACCAGTGACTCACCTGATTCGCTGGTCAGCTCGCTGGTAGCGTTGTCGTAGTGCAAGCGGGTGCGATGGCCATTGGCGGGGTTAAAGGCAGTGAGAATGAATTTGGCCATCAGACAGCTCCGTCGCGTGTAGCGAAGTAATCGGCCTGCGCTTGGCGCAGCGAAGTTTTGAAGGACATGACGCTCGCGACGGTTTGTTCGTCGGTCTTGCCAGCATTGGCGCTGGCATCGTCGATGATGTGCTGGACCTGCTCGACCAGCCCGATGGCCTCATGGCCAGGCACCAGCCCAGCCAGCTGAATGACCAGTGCGCTGAGCAGGTCTACCTGCTTCTCCAGGGAGGCCAGACTGTCAAGCGGGTTTATCTTGCGCAGGAGTTCGATCTTGGCCAGGTTGCGCGTCCCCAGCTTGTCGCTCCCCGGGAAGATGCCTGGCAGAACATCTCTTGGCTTGCCCGGTTGCACGACGTCAAATGGGCACTGGGCCATCAGGGCTTTTGTGATGCACAGGCAGGCCTCTTTGGCGCTGTCACCGAAATAGAACCAGCCCAGGCCATCTGTCAGGCCGTGCTGAGCCAGAATCGTGAGGCCATCGCGGCTGTCGACGTATTCACGCTGCGACACGATCCCGATGACCTCGTTTTCATACTGCTTCCCATACATCAGGAACTGCAGTTCGCCCTGCTTGAACAAGTGCTCCCCGATGTCGATGGATGCGGCAGCAAATGAAACGGTGTAGCCGTCTGCGGTCTTCTCGACCCGCACGGCTTTGCTTTCGTCAACGCTGGTGCCGAAGGTAATGAGCTTCATGCGGCCTCCGCGAGCATTTCAAAGTGAAGTTCCACACCTGGGCGCTCGCCGTTGTACGGGAAGACAAAATGCGGCATGTGCGATGGGAAAACAAACGCATCGCCAGGCGCAGGCATTTCCATGTGGTTGATGTTGCCAAACACGCCACTTGCACGGCCGCCAAACAGCAGGTGTGGGTTGTGCAGGCAGAACATCCCCGAGTAGTCGCGCTTGGTGGGGTCAGGCTTGGCCGGGAAATCGAGCCAGAGCACACAGGAGATATCGGCATGTGGCTCGGTGTGAAACGGCAGGTGCTGGCCGTAGCGGAAGATGGATTCGCGTCCGACCATGCTGCTGACGTTGCACTTGAACTCGTCCTCGATGTGCCGTCGCAGACGACGGAAGATCGGTTTGAAGTACTCCGGATACATGAAGTCCAGGCTGTCGCGGTAGGTGCGCGAATATGGAACCTGGTGGTCATTCAGGCGTTCATTGGCTTTGAGGGCCAGTTCTGATGCCTGAGCGACCTCCGAGGCACTCAGCAGCTTCTGAATGCGCAGCACCGGGGCCGGGAAGATCTTGTTCACTGTGCTCATGTGGCTCCCTGGTTTAGCAGTAGCAATCGCAGTTGCAATTGCAGTTGCAATTGAAGTTGTATTGGGTTCTCCGGACAGCAATCTGGCTGCCGTTGTCCACCAGTTCATCGCGGACAAAAGATGCACTGCCGCAGTTGGAAACTACAGATGTCGCGTTGTTGCTCACTGGACTGCAGTTTCCCGTGTTGCCCGGACAGTTGCCGATGAAACAGTTGGCGATGGTGCTGAAGAAGTAGTCGTGCAGCCAGCCGTAATTGGCGGTCCACATCTGGCCACTGTTGTTCATGTACATGTCCCAGTTGCCATCGGATTTCAGAAATCCCATGAGGCCCTGGTTGTGGTGCAAGAAACGCGTGCCCCAGTCCTGGTCCACCATGTCCAGGTAGTTGGCCGTACTGGAGATCTGTAGGCGCGGCACCGTGAGCGTGCCAGACATGGTGTCGCCCGTCTTGGCCACCCGGCTGGACAGATCGATCGGCACAGTGGAGTTGCCATTCGCATCTGGCCCATTGCCATTGACCGATCGCACAAAGGCCGTGGAGTCCAGGCCATCAAGCTTGTCGGCATCCGCCGCCTTGGCAGTGATGCCCAGGTAAGTGGCGTTGTGGTTGTGGCCCAGCGCGGCATAGGCCGCATCATGGTTGTGCCCGGCCAGCGCAAAGCCGGTCGAGTCAATTCCGTCGAGCAGGTCCGCATTGGCCACCTTGCCCACGGCGGCCGAAAGGTCGATGACCATCTTCCACGTGGCAGGACTGACCACGGTGAGGACATAGAGCTTTTGCTCATCGGTCCTGAAGCACGGCATGCCCTGCTGCAGGTTCACGGTCGGGAATGACGTCCCACTGGAGAGAGACAACGCCGTCTTGTCGTTGTTCAGGATCTGGGACAAGGAGTCCGAGAGCGTCGTGGAGGATGGGATTTCGGTGTAGTTCTGCATTTGGTTTCTTCAGTAACCCTGTGCGACCCAGGAGATGGCCCCGGTCACGCGTGTGCCAGAGGTGTTTTCAAGAACAGCGGTGAAGCCCGTGATGGAGACCGAACCCAGGATTCGGGGGACGGCGATGGTCGTGCCACCTTTGAAAGTCAGCGTGACTTCAGGTGCCACGCGGAACTGCCTGGTGAACACCACGGTCACGCCATTGGCGGCTGTGACCACCTGCGCCGTGCCCCGGTCAAACACATCAGGCACGTCCACCGTGACGCGCAGGCCATCGATGTAGCCCCTGTCCGCGTTGCTCGAAGTCAGGATCGCCCTGAAAAGTGCTCGCTGGTAGGTGTAGTCGCCTTGGATGAAATCCCGGAAGTTGGTGTACCCGGGCGGATGGCCCGACTCCAGGATGTCCATGAAGTCCTGCGCGGTGATCTCGGTGCTGGCCACGATCATGTCGCTGATCACCCCATTGGCCCGGCGCCGGTACTGCTCGGCCAGGCTCAGGGCTTCACTGAGCTTCAGGGTCTGGGCCCGGCGCAGCGCCTCGGCGATGGCAAAGCCTTCGCTTATGGCCAACCGATAAGCAACCGTTCGGCCCAGGCTTTCAGCAAACGAGAAGGCTTCGGCCACCCGTTTGACCTGCGAGCGGGCCAGCGCATCACTCATGCCAAAGCTTTCGCCTTGCGGCTTGGTCATGGCCTTGGCTGACTTTTCTGCAAAGCTCAGGTTTTCTGCGACGCGAAGGATGTAGGCAATGAGGTCCGTGTAGGTCTCGGCCAGCGCCAGCGTTTCGTACTTGCGCAGGGCCAGTTGCCGCGCCAGCCCTTCGGCCACCTGAAACACCTCAAACACTGCCTTGGTGCCGGAGCGGGCGTACTTCTCCGAGAAGGTCAGCGACTCCACGAAACGCAGCACGAAGGCGATCAGGTCGGTGTAGGTCTCCACGAAGTTCAAGGTCTCGAACTTGCTGAGGGTCACCGCCCGACTGGGCTTTTCTGCAAAGGCCAGTGTCTCTGAACTTCGCTTGATGCCCAGTTTCTGAACCAGCTCGGCAAAACTCAGGTCCGTGGCCACGCTCAGGGCGTAGACGGCAGGGTAAGCCGTTGACCAGTTCTTGCCTGCCGTGGCACTCCCCCAGGTGAACGTGCCTGAGGACCAGCTGTAATTGGGCCCCGGGGAGCTGGAGACGTTGACGGTCTCGGCCATCTCAGGCGCCCGATCAGCTCATGGTGAAGGTAAAGACGGCCGTGAGGCTGTCGTCCACCCCCTTGTTCACCACCGGGAAGACCACCCGGTCGAACATGATGCCTGCCGTGGCAGCATTGAAAACGCCCGCTTCCGTGAGTGCCCCGGTGGCGTCGCCCGCCGCGTAGCTGGCCGTGAAGGTGAACACCTTGGTGCCAGCAGTGTGGGCGTAAGTGGCCGCGTTGCGCTTGATTTCGGTGACCAGTGCGGTCTGCGTTGCGGCAGCAGCGGTGGTGCCAGTGCCCACTGCGATCCAGCCCATGACGCCAGGTCGGCTGCCCGAGTTGCCAATCGCGTCGGCCACGAAGTCAAAGCCGCCGTTGACGATGATGTTGTCCTTGTGGACCACTTCGACCTCGCCCGTGGGCTTGGCCAGCACCAGCGTAATCGAGCCTTTGATGCTCATGCCCTCTTCCATCATGGGTCATTCCCTTTCTTTGGGGTTTGCAAATGAAATGGGCGCCACACCTTGCGATGCAGCGCCCGTGTTTGGGGGATTCCCCGTTCAATAAAGCTTGAGTGCCGTGTACCCGGCTGTGGGTGCCAATGCTTTGCTGGCGCATTGCACCTCACCGCCCATCTTTCCGACAAAGAGCCTGCGCTCGGTGGCCGTCTGGCACACGCCCAGGCAGATCCGGTCGCTGACGTTCACGGGGTATGGCACCACGATCCGGTTGAAGAGCTGGTCCTCCAGGAAGAAGGAACCCGCCACCGCATCGAAGCCAACCAGCAAACTCACCCCTGATCCGGAGGCTGTCCAGATGACCGAGGTGGTGATCTGGTTGGGGATGAACCAGAAGCTCACATGGAAGATGCCGGGGATGCTCACGGCCCAGGACACCCGGGTCGTGTCCTTGACCAGCACCCCGCTGCCGTAGCGCCCGTCGCCATAACTCACCCCAACGGCTTCTCCGCTTCCCGGACTGCCGTACCCAGACAGTGCCCCGTTGAGGCGCCAGCCATAGAGCTCTCCGGCCTGCAGCGCATCCTCACGCGCCATCTGAAACCGGGCCTCAATGCTCTTCAAAGCACCGTCATAAGTCCACTGCCGTTTGGCCGCATTGCTGCTCCAGACATAGTTCGCCGTTGACCAGGTCTCTCGGTCGTCCAAAGTGGCCCCGATGCTGGCCAGTAGCGTGTTCTGGGCCCGGTAGCTGGTGGGCAGATTCACCTCGAAGAGGTACTCCGACTGCGCCACACCGCTGTCCATGCGCAGCACATCCTCGCTGTTGACCGACTCGACTGAGGCAAAGTGCTTCACACCGGGGAACCGGGTAGCCTGTGCATCGATGGTGACCAGCAGGTTGGCGTTTTGCGGCTGGGCCACCACGGTAGAGACAAAGGTGGCCTCATCGGAATAGATGCCGGGCGATGCGATCGCCTTGATCCAGAAACTGCGCTCACCATCAAAGCCCGAGGGCAGCGTGAAGCTGCTTGACTTGACCTCGGCAATGAAAATCGAGGTGTCCCAGGCCGTGCCTTCGCGCAGCTCGTAGGCCACCACCTCGGGCTCGGCATTGGGCAGCCACCGAAACTCCAGCCGGTTGGCAGACTGCACCACATCGAACTGTCGAACCGCAGCAGGTGCCAGCAGAGTCAAGAGAAAGGTGGTGACGTGCTGGCTGTACTTGCCCGAAGTGTCGAACGCCCGGATGAAGTAGTTGTACTGTCCCGATTCGCTTTGATCATGCACAAGCTGGGTGCCAGCGGTCTGCCCAACCAGAGTGCCCGCATCCCAGCCCGTGCCTACGCGAACCTCGTACCCGGCCAAGTCGGCATCGGTGTTGGCGCTCCAGCTCAGCATCAAATCGGTCGTGCGGCGCAGGACCACAAAGTCCTGCACATCGTCCGGGGGCTGCAGCTTGCCCAGGATGGCCTGGCTCAGGGTGGCCGAGGCTCCGAGCTTGCCGGACACTCCCACCGCCCTCACCGTGAACACATAGTCCCCAGCCTCGGCGTTGCGGATCTCTAGGTAGGAGCTCGAGACCCGGGGCAAGGTGACAGTGTTGCCGCCATTGACCCGGTAGCTCACCTGGTACTCCAGCGCGCCGAAGACCTGCTCCCAGCCCACCTGGATGAGCACGAGGGCCTGGTCCTTGACTCGGTACAGGCTCTCGGTGACCACCAAGCCCGTGGGCGCTGCAGGCGTGCTCGAAAGCACTGTGATGTCTCGCGGCTGCAGGGCCAGACCCTGCTCGATCGCACCGTACTTGTCAGGGTTGTGGGCCAACGCCGTCACTTCGTGGATGCCAGGCTCGCTCTCGGCAACCTGAACCACCCTGAACAGTTGGACTTCCACCTGCGTGGAGGCTAGCACCCAGATGGCACCCGCCTGAGGCGCTGTGGAAAATGCGCTGGTCACACCAACCGTGCGTCCAGAGAGGGATCCGACTTGGCGTTCCTCCACCGCACCCGTGGGCAGCAGCACAGAGATGCGCCACGAACCGGCGGGAAGGTCCTGATCCAGCGTGACGCTCACCGTGGTTGCCGCAGCGATGCGTCCACCCAAGCGTAGGCCACCCCGGCTGCTGTCTGCAACCTTGATGACATCGCCGGGACGAACAACAGCGCCTTCCAGCCCTGTGCGGAAAGTGATGATTTCCGATTCGGATTGCTCGGAATACAGCAGCCACTTGCCCACCCGGTTGGCCTGGCCACGTGACGTGCATCCCATGGCCACCACATCGGCCTGGACCACGCCGTAGCGGGCAATCCCTGCCATGTCCTCGACGTATTCCACCTTCTGGCGGTAGAAATCATCCGGATCCACCCAGCTGACCAGGGCCACGGTGTGCCTAGCCTTGGCGGACGATCCTTGATAGGCGAACTCGCCACCGATGACATTGGCAGCCGTGAACTGGTAAACGGGATCCTGGGGCGCATCCTGAGTGACCGTGATTGCTCCGCCAGACCAGTAGGCCATGCCCCGAAAGATTGAGGCCATATCCTGCACCACCTTGTAGGCTTGCTCGCGGCTTTGCAGGTACAGGTTGCAGGTGAAGCGCGGCTCATAGCCGCCCAGTCCGTTGGGGACCAGTTCGTCGCAGTAACGGGCCACCCGGTACAGGGCCCACTTGTCCACCTGCGACTCGGGGATGAAGCTGCCCAGCCCGTAGCGGGTGCTGGTCACCAGGTCATAGAAACACCAAGCTGGGTTGTCCGTCCAGGCCACCTTGAAGGTTCCGTCCCAAACCCCGGCATACGAGCGGGTCTCGGGAAAGTAGTTCGAGGGAATCCGGACGCGCAGGAGTTTGAGGTCATAGCTGCGCCGAGGAATTGAGGTGAATTGAGAGGCATCCACCCGCAGTGCCATCAGGGCGCTGTTGGGGTAGCGCAGCTTGCTCTCGATGACCTCGGTGTAGGACTCCAGAAACGTCTTGTTCTGTAGGCTGGTCTGGGTCGAATCGGCAGTGATGCGGCGCAGGCGCACATCCCAGGGACCGGTGCCGGTTAAAGGGATGTAGTAGCTGCGCTGGTAGCGTGAGGTGGTTTTGCCCGAGACCGTGTCAGCCAGAATCTGGACATACCCGGCTCCGCGCGCCTGCACGTCGATCGCGTAGCTGACCGAGGTTCCGTTGAAGTCTCCATTGGTGGTGTCTTGCAGCGTCAGGGTCGGGATGCTGACCTTGATGCGCACGGCATCCACGTCCAGATCGTTGATGGTTCGCACCACAGGCTGGTTGGCCTTGCACTCCACGCCCACGGCCACCTCGTTTTCTACTGAGGAGAAGCCAGGGATGTAGCTTTGCTGCTGGGTGCCAGGCCGTGTTTCGAGCGTGACGCCGGTGAAGTTGTAGCTGCCGTCAGGGTTCTTGATGGGGGTGTCATCCAGGTACACCGACTGCAGGCCAGCGGCCAGCCCTTCGATTTCCCCCTCGCAGACCAGGTCCACCACCCGGGCATAAGCCTTGGAGCGCAGGCTGTCCGGCGCTTCCTGCGCCACACGGGCGCTGCCGCCTCCACCCTTGCCGCCACCGCCTGCGCCAATGATCAATCCAGACTCAGGAGGGTTCATACTGCGGTCTCGTCCACATCAATCCCCGCGCTGATCACGGCCGAACCGACGATGAGGCGGCCGTAACCCACGGGCACGGGATGGCCCTGCGCCGTGGTGTTGACCGCCCCGTTGAAGACATAACTGGGCTGGTTCTCAGGTCGCTCGGACGGGTCCTGCGCCTTGGCCGTTGGAGCAATCATCTGGGCCACACCGCCCAAAATCATGGAAGTGCCCACTGAATACAGGGTGGCTTGCGACAGAAACGACCCTGCCGCCGCCCAGCCCATTGGGTTCCACCAGGACACGGCGATCAGCGCAGCACCCAAAAGAATCTGGCCCAAGCCATTGCCCCCGGCACCGGACACGACCGGGGCAATGGTGATGCGCTGCTGGCCACTGGGCTCGTGTAACCGGTCCAGGGTCAAAGCATCACGCCCGGCCAGTACCCGGTAGCCCACCCCGCGCTCACCCGAGGCCACCAGCTCACGCTCGAAACTGGAGAAGTTGGCGCACAGGGCGCGCACAGCCTCAGCGGCTGACACGACTGCCATCTTGTGGCGGCGCCCGAAGCGCTTGCCCAGTTCACCGAGAAGAAGGATCGTGACCATGCTGGTATTCATGCCTCAGGGTGTGGGTGGTGATCTTTTGCCAGTAGCCGCCATAGACATCGCGACTGGAAAGCCTGCCCTGCAGGTGGTGCAAGATGAGTCCGTCGCCCAGGTAAATGGCAGCGTGATTCGGTACTGGCGATGCGACCTGCATCAGCAGGACGTCTCCCGGGTTCATGTCGGAGGCCTCCACCACATGGAAGCCTGCGCCAGCGAAGTTGTCCAGGTACAGGTTCCCTCCGCGCTTCCACCAATCGTCAAAGCGTGCGAAATTTGGCAGGTCAATGCCGCGCTCCTGGGCGTACCAGTCCCGGATCAGCGAGTAGCAGTCGAGCACACCATGGGACCATTCGCGCCCGACCAGCGGGGCGAGATAGCCTTGCGGCTGCAACTCGGTCCAGTGCCCGGCCGGGAAACTCACGATAAACCAGGGCAGCGCCGTGACTTCGCAAGCCACCCGGTCGGCCTGGCTGGGCTCAGGGCTCAAGTTGGGGTGGGAATGAAACACCCCCACGATCTCGCCAAGCTGATCGGCGCGCACATAGTCCTCGGGGTGGATCACGAACTGGTCGGTACCCACGCCGATGTTGCGACACGGGACATAGGTCTCCCGGCCCTTGTGAATGACGAGCAGGCCACAGGCCTCGCGGGGAAACTCCCGAGCAGAATGGGCCAGTGCCAGCGTCTGGTTGGTCTCGAGCATCACCGGATCAACCCCGCTGCAGGAAACCCGCCAAAGGGCAGCTCGGCGTTCGCCCCGAAGCGCTTCTGACAGGACACCAGACGTTTGCCACAAGCATCTTGCGCTCGGGAGCTCACGGCTTCGTCATTGGCATTGAAGTAAGTAGTGCCGGTGTAACCACATTCAGAGCCACGGTAGAGCCAGGGGCAGACGTTTTGCACGATCTGCCGCCGGGGCAGAGACACCCCTTCCAGATCAAAGGCAGCGGCCAACTCGAACTCGACCACATCCCGGGTTTCACGCGACTTGCGATCAATGAAATACACATCATCAGCAAACTCGGCTGAAGGATCGGCCGTGGGGTTGGCACCTGAGGCGAAGTTCACCGCGTCCAGGTATTTGAGGAGCGTGCGCTTTCTGGTGACTTTGGCCCCCACCAGGTCCTGGTAGGACAGGATGAGCGCGGTGATGCTGCCTGTGACGTTGGCCACCTTGAGTTTGGGGCGCGGCACCTGACCGTTGCCGTTGAACTCGAAGCCTTCGGCCTGGATGGGGAATGGTTCATACGTGTTGCCCTGCCAGACCACCTGACGACGCAGCTCATTGGTGCCCGCGTGAAACCGAACCACCCCCTCGTTGAAGAGAGACAGGTCCAGCACAAAGAGCTCGATGACCGCGCTCGGGGCCAGCTTCTGAATTTCTGAGGTGATCGCTTGGCTGGTCATGACAGATCAAACACCTGCCTGAAGGTGGCGTGGATGTTTTCCAGATTGGGTTCTTCGATGCTTCGGCCCCATTCCTCACAGAGAAACTTGCCTGAAATGCCGCTCGGGGTGGTCCAGTCAAAGGACTGCACCGCGCCCCGTGCTCGCAAAAAGTTGTCGATCGCAGCAGCCTCTACCGTGGACTTGCCTCGGAACTCGAGCGACCAGACCTCCGGCTGCGTGTTGATGCCGTAGGCCAGACGCTGCTCGTAGCCATCTCCAAAGGAGACTTTGCGGACATTGGGTTTGACGGTGAGGGATGCCCCGATTGAGGCGATCCATGTAAATGTCGCCATGAAAAATCCTTCAACACATCACTGCCGACGCGGATCCAGCAGACCACCCGCACGCTTTTGGTTGAGCAACTCCTGGCGCACCGCGCTGGAAATCGCCCGGCCCAGGTCTTTACCCTGACCGGCACTGCTGGTCACTCCCCCCTCGGCCACATTGACTGAGATGTTGAAAACGTCCCCGCCTCCGGAGGAGGACTGGCTCATGGTCACGGGGATCGAACGGCCATCTGGCAACGGCACATAGGCTTCAGCCATTGATCCCTCACCAAAGACCGCCAACTGCGGCGTGGTGGCCACCCCACCACTGGCGTATGCCCGCAGCGGTAAGGGACCGGTCGAGGTCATGACTCCGCCGTCGGCAAATCCAAACAGGCTTCCGAGCGCCTTGGCCATGGGCAGCGTGACCGCACGCTGGATCTGGATGCGGATCAGGTCCGAGATGATGGAGGTGGCCAACGACTTGAAGTCCAGCTTTCCGGTCATCACGAATTTGGTGAGGGCATCGGTCATGCCGTTGAAGGCCTTAGTCGTCACAGCCTCCATCTGCTTGCCCACCTGCTCGGTCTCTTCACCGAGGGTACGTAGCGCTTTGGCGAACCCGGCGCCTGGGTCTGACAACTCCAGCGCCCGTTGACCGAGTAGCTTCGCGCCATCGGCCGCCTGACGGGCAGCTTCTTCGATGCGTCGGAAGGATTCGGCCAACTTGTCATTGCCCGGGGTGGCCTCCACCAATTCCCGGGCCTTTGCCGCGAAATCGGCCAGTTCATCCGCACTGGATTTGCGCGCAGCGGACAGTCGTCGCAGGGCATCGATCTCGCTGATCGAGCCGGTCTCGCGCAGGACCTTGATCTGCTCTTCGGTCGAGCGCAACTGGCCCTGGCTTCTGGCCACCTGCTCCTGCAGGTCCTTGAGCGTTTCGCCGGGCAGCTTGATCTCGCGCTCGAGGTTCGACTGCTGCGCCTCGCGCTCGAGCTTTTCCCGGCGCAGAGTGATCTCCGAGAGCTTGTCCTGGAGCTTCAATTTGTCCTGGGTGGTCTTGGCCACAGTTGCCAAGCCCCGTTTCAGGATCGATTCTTCCTGCGCATACAACTCGCCAAGACGGTCCGTGAATTCCTGCTGAGCGTTCAGCCGTGCCTCGCTGGCTTCCTTGTAGCTGATGTAGCCCTGCCCCTCGTACAAATCGATGATCTTTTGCCGGTCCTTCAGGAGGCCCGTCTCGACATCCGTCAGCCCTTGCAGCTGCTTGATGTCACTCTCGATCTTGGCCATGGCCGCAGCAGTGAGCGCGCCCGTGGCCGAGTTGTAGTTCAACTTAGGCTTGGCCGCCTCACCTGCCGCCTCGGTCTCGCCCCGGTTGATGGCATCAAAGCGCTCCTTGACCGCGTCGGCCAGGAGCGGCATCTTCCACAAGTCAACGTAGGTCTGGTTGGCCTTCTCAACGATCGCATTGCGTTTTTCCAGTGCGGTCTTGAGGGTGGCCTGGTTCTCTTCGGAAAACGGGATCAGACCCTTGCCACCGGCCAAAAAGGTGCCGAGCAACTCGATGTCGGCCCAGACCGCCTCGAAGCTGCCCATGACCGCCTTGGCCATCTGGATCACACCGCGCAGCGCATCAATCACGATGGCAATGCCGTAGGCCGTGTCCTGCGCCCAGGTCTTGAGCGTGCCGTCATCACGCAGCTTGACCATGGCTTCTGCCGTGTTGTGCGTGCCCAGCATCACGGCCTTGAGCTCACCCACAAGTTCTTCCAGCGCTGGCAGCGCCGCCGTCACGATGGTTTGGGCCACGAAGTTGTGCTCGGCCCGCATCCGGCCCATGGCCTTGGAGGCTTTTTCGGCCGACTCGATTTCTGCTTCGGTCAGCCGAATGTTCAGATCCTGGTTCGCGGCCAGGTCCTTGAGGAAGGGCAGCAAGCCTGCACCGGACTTGCCGAAGAGTTCTAGCGCAATGGCCGTCTTGCCCGCCCCGTCCTCGAAGTTCGAGAGCTTGAGGGCAATGTCATTCATGACCTCAGCCGGATCACGCAGGTTGCCCCCTGCATCCTTGGCCTTGATGCCCAGAAACTGCAGGGCCTGTGAGGCCCCCTTGGTTTCATCATCGACTCCTGCCAGCCCTTTGGAGAGCTTGGTCAGACCCACCCCGATCTGCTCCATGGCCACACCTGAAATGGTGGCCACCGGTGCAAAACCGGACAGCGCCGTGGCGCTCGCTCCGGTCTGCTCGGCCAGGTCCTGCAGGGCGGCCACAGTTTCGAGCGTGTGCATGACCAGCTCTTTGAGCGCCCCCACCGATTCCACGCCAATGGCGATGGCAAAGGTGGTCTTGGCGACTTCGGCCACCTTCTCCAGGGAGCCACGCATGGATTCAGCGTGACGCTCCAACAGCAGCGCACTCTTGCCTAAATCCTCCCGGAAATCGGCCGTTTCCGCTGCGAGTTTAATCACCAGGGAGCCGATATCAGCCATGTTGCTTGCCTACGTTATGCGCGAACTTTGTGCGCGAACATGGCCTTGAAACGGGCCACATTGAGCTGGGTTTCATCTTGGGGTTGGGTAGCCTGGGGTTTGTCCAGGAAGGGCATGAAGTCCTCTGGCTTGAACGGACCCGCATCCTTGGCCCGGTGGGCGTTGGCAAAGGTGGAGGCCACCACACCGGACCTGTAATCAGCCCGATAGTCCCCAAAGGGCTCGAGCTGGTAGTACGCCATCCACTCGGTCAGCTCGTCCGAGCCCATCGATGCAAGCATCTCGCGCACCGGCAGGCCCAAAGCCAGCGCCAGCCGGAACACAAAGCGCCGCGAGGGATGGGCGATCAGTCGTTTTTTGCAGCGTCCACCTGATCGGCGCCAATGCCGTTCAAGCGCTGGGACACAGCAAACACCCGGTCCAGTGCCTTGGCACTTTTGCCGCCGAGAGCTGCGATGTCACCATCGCTGAAAAGGCGACTGCCGCTCTCGTCGCACAGGGTGAGCGAGACCAGGCGGGCACGGACGTTCTCAAGGCGACCCTCTTTGCCAATCAAGCTGGCCTCAAAGGCGTCGCGGTCGGTACCGGTCATGGTGCGAACCTGCACCTCACCGCCCCACTCAGGGACTTGGACAGTTTCACGGGGCAGATCGTCACTCTGCAGGATTTGTTCACGGGTCAACATGGGGATATCTCTCTTTAAGCTTCGGTGATGTCGCCATCGATTTCGATGGTCACGGAGGCCTGCACCACCGCGTCCACACCGCCTTGAACGCTGAAGTGCGTGACATAGCCGTAGAAGGTCCAGGTGGCAGGGTTGGTGTCGGTAAATGTGATCTTGAACTGGCGACGCACGCGGTTGGCGCGGTCGGTTCTCAGGCCCTGATGGACCAGATCGTCGGGGTTGTAGTGCAGGGTCAGAGACAACTGACCCTCGTCACGCAGGCCCACGCGCTTTTCCTTAGCGGTGGAGGCCAGGTTGGTGACGTCGATCACGGCGGCCTGCCCGCCAGGCCCCTGAAACGAGACCACGTTGGGGATGGTTTCAAAGGCGGTGGTGCCAAACCGGGCAATGGCAATGCCTTGCGCGGTAATTGCGGTGCTGCTCATGCATATGCTCCTTGTTTTACGGTGACCCCACCGGCCGGTGGTAGGTGTAGTCCACGCTCACCCGGTACAGCCGGGCCTGATCTTCAAATTCGGACAGCCCCATGCGCACATCTGCGACGGTGCTCTTGTCTGCCAGCAACGCAGCCAGGACTTGGTCTTGCAGGTGCAAGGCCTCCTGGTACGTTCTGGCATAGGTGTCGACCTGCACGCGCACGCGCTGCAAGCCATGCGGCCCATCAATGCCGAAGATGTGCTCCTGCACGATGGGCGTGTAGACGATGGCTGGGTACTGGGTGTTTTCTGCAGCGACAAGCGCGTAGACCTCACCACCGGCCAAATCCTTGATGGCATCAAAGAAGTCCTGCATGGCTATTTCCTGTAGAGGTTCTTGGCTTCCTGCTCAATGCGCTCACTGAGCCGGTCCTTCATGGCCTGTACCGCTTCGCGTCGCTTGGCTTCCAGGGCTGGCCGCAAGAATGGTCGCGCGCGCATCTTGCGAGTGCCAAACTCCACGAAACGCCAGTACCAAGCATCCTGAGACAGGTTGCCCTTCTTGCCTTGCTTGCGGAACTTCTTGCCGTGGCGCACCGTCACGAAGAAGGTCTGGCGCGTGAGGCTGGAGAGTTCAGGGATCTGTTTCATGATCACCGAGCGCTTGAGCGTTCCGGGTGGCGGCTGGTTGGGCCCCAGGACCTCGGCTGCCTTGGGGGCGCGCATGCGGGCTTCATCGCGGATGACTTTGGCTCCGGCATAGACCGAGACGCGCAGGCCGTTCTTGGCCACCCGGTCGGGCAATTCGCGCAGGGCTTTGGCCAGTTCAGCCAGGCCCTCGACCTTGAAGCGTTCATGTTTAGCCATCGTCCAGACCTTCGCTGGCCAACAGGACGACCAGGACGCGTTTCTCGTCCTCGTTCAGGGCCGAGTGGATGTTGAAGATCCGCGACCTGTAGAGCCCCCGGTACTGGGCGACTTGCTGGGGGTTGTCAAAGATGCTCTGGTAGCGCACCGTGATCTGGTGCGTGAGTTCTGCCGAGATGCGACTGGCAATCACGGCTTCACGGCCGGACAGGGGCTGGATATCGGCCCACACGGTGGCCACATCAATCCATGTTCGGCTGGGGGCACCCAAGCTGTCTTTCACGGTGCTGGGGCGCTGGATCTTGATGCGGCGACCCAGCGTTCCGGCTCCGATCGGGTTCATAGAGACCTCATATCAAGGGTACCTTGTAGGGATCGAGCAGTCCATCAATGAAGGGCAAGGGGTCAATACGCCCTCGCGTCATCGATGCCACCTCCTCGCGGTGTACGTACAGAGAGCCCACGCGCAGCTTGATCCAGGTCTTGATGCCTTCGGGCACTGCCGAAGCATTGCCATACCCTGCATCAAAGATCACGCTCACAGCCCCGATCTGAGGCAGGGCAATTGGCCAGATCTGTCCGAACACGGGCGTGATCCGGGCAGGTTCGCAGGCGTTGTCGACGGTGTAGTTCGCTGCTGGCATGACCTGCCAGACACCCGCCATGTCGAGATAGCGGATTTCCACCACCGACGCCACGGGCGACTTGGGCAGCAAAACAGCATGCCCGGGCAGCGTGAAGGTCTGCCCTGCGGGCACCCCCATCAGGCTGGGTCCGGGAAAGCTGTCGAGCACCATCCGCCAGCGCGCCGCCATCAACTGACGGTTGGTCAAGGTCTCGGCCGCCTGGCGTGCCGCCGAGATCAGGACCTGTATCAGGCTGTCGTCGTCATCGAAGTCCACCCGCAGGTGGAGCTTGGCCTCGGCAAGCGAGATGGGCTCCCCTGCGGGCGGAGTCATCAACTGCATCGGCATGTGATTGCTCCACCCTCAGGCTCAGACCACCTGCGCGACCGCAGCCTGGTTGCTGGCATCCCCCGGCGCAAAGCGGGGGTTAAAGCCCAGCAACTGCGCCGCCGTGAGGCTGGCAGCAACAGCCACCGTCAGCGACAGGCGCACGTAGGCGTAGCCGTTGGTGACATCCAGATCGTCCGGGCGCAGGTTGATCAGGGCCTGTTTGTTGTCACCCGTGGCCTTGACGATCTGGGTGATGGCTTTGCCCGTCACATCCTTGGCACCCGTGCCAGAAGCGTCGGTGGCCTGCTGCAGCTTGGCGTCCAGTGTGGCGCCCGTGCCCAGGACGCCGCTTTGCACAAGCGCCAGCAGACTGTGGTGGTTGCCCGCCGAAATCCAGCCGGTGGTGACAGTGCCCACAGCCTGGCTGGCGGGGTCGATGGTGGCCAGAACCGAGAACAGTTCGCTGCCTTTTGCATTGGGAAACATCAGAGTTCTCCTTCAGTGATTGGCGACGATCAGCGTGCGCCCAGTTGGACAAAGGGCGACATGGTCGTGCTGCCCTTGGCGGGGGAGATCGGCGCAGCGATCTTGGATTGGCCGTCCATGCGGAACGTGGTGCGGAAAGCCGTGAGGTCCGCATCGAAGTACAGGTGCATGGAGGTTGCCGTTTGCATGCCACCGGCCTTGGTGATGGTCTGGTAGTACGACAGATCGGCCAGCAGCACGTCACCTGCAGAAGAGAAGGTGTTGGCGTGTTGCGAGACAAAGACCGGACGGCCCAGCAACGTGCCGTAGGGCGAGACCTGGATGCCACCCGGGTTCATGCCCGTAGGCAGGTAGATCGGGTAGTTGCCCAGCGTCAGCGTGAAAAGCGCGGGGAGCACGTCGTTGTTGACGATCCACACGGCCTTGCCAAACGAGCCCGGCGGCAGGCGCGAGATCATCTTGGCCAGGTTCTGCGCCAGCAGGGTCTGCGTTGTCTGCCCCGATTCCTTGGCCACTGTCACCGTGGTGGCGTTGGTCATGCAACCCACAGGCAGGCCCGAGCCCGAGCCGAACAGGATCGACTCGTTGGTCTTCCAGCGAATGGAGGTGGCGATCTTGTCGGGCAGGTAGGTCGACAGGGCGTTGGTGTCATCCAGCAACTCGTCGGTCACCGGCACCAGGGCCATGAGCTTTTTGAGGCGCAGAGTCGACAGGCCCAGCACCGGTTTGGTACCGATTGCAGACGCCGCCTCACCCTGCCAGTAGGCTCGGATGCCGTTGGTCCCCCAGGGCGTGGTCTCGTCCTTGGGGAAGGCCATTGTGTTACCAGTGATCTCCACGTTGTCCGTCATCGGCAGCAGGGAATCCTCGCCCAGCGAGAGCTGGAAGATTTCCTGTGCGAATTGCGGGGGCACGAGGAAACCGCCATCTTGCGCCGCGCCCTCACTGCCAAACGAGGCAGGGGCCACGGCACCGCGATTCATGCCAATCAGCAGACGGTCATCGATCGAGGAGCCGGGGTTTTGCGCGTGGCGGACGGTTTTGAGGAACTCGCCAACACTTTTGAAGCCATGCTTGGGATCGGATTCGGCGTTGTTCACCACCGTGATCACCGAGGCATTGGGCAGTTGGGCTGCGTGGCCCATCTGCGCTTCCTCGGCAATCAAGGCCGCTTCACGGTCGATCGCGGCCGAGGTGGCTTCGATCCTGGCTTTGAGGGCTTCAAAAGCACTGACCTCTTCTTCGTTCATGTCGCGCTGCTCGGCGGCAGCGATATCGGTCAGGGCGCGTGCGTCCTTGACCAGGGTGGCTTTGCGGGCTTGCAGCTCGCGCAGTTGCTTGCTCATGGGATTAACTCCAGAAATGAAAAAACCGCCTGGTCGAGATGACTCAAGGCGGCGACAGGGATGACGACCAACGGGTCGCAGGAAGGCGCAACCCTCAACGGAGGGCTGCTAAATGAAATGGATCAGATCAGCGCAAGAGCGTCACGGGCCTGTTTCAGGCGGGACTGACTGCGTGGCTTGGTGCTTCGCACGCTGGCCTGCATCTTGGCCAGCACATCGTCAAAGGTGGCAATGCCGTCGACCATTCCAGCGGCCAGTGCGGCGTCTGCCCCAAGCACACGACCTTCGCCCATGCCCGAGCGCACTTCGCTTGCCGAGACACCACGGCCTTGGGCCACGGCTTCGATGAAGGCGTTGTAGTAGTCATCCACACGGGACTGCATGAAAGCCTGAGCCTGTTTATCGAGAGGAACATACGGGTTGCCCTCGACCTTGAACTTGCCCGCCGAGATCAAGGTGGGCTTGACCCCTTCCTCTTCCAACGCCTTCGAGTAATCAAAGTGGGCCTGCCACACACCGATCGAGCCCACCTCGCCACCCGGGGTGACATAGAACTCGCTGGCCGAGCAGCCGATCCAGTAAGCGGCCGAGGCCGCCAGGCTGTTCGCCACGGCAATGACAGGCTTTTGGGCTCGGGCCTTGACGATTTCGCTGGCCAATTCGGAAACGCCATAGACGCTGCCCCCGGGACTGTCGATGTCGATCAGGATCTGGCCCACCGTGTCATCGGCCAGCATCTGGCGCAGGACTGATGTGAACTGCTGGGTGCTGGTGCTGCCCGGCCCGGAGATGTCGTCGACCATGTTGCCGCGCTGCGTCACCACCCCGTACAGGGGCAGCACCGCGATACCGGTGCCCGTGCTGGCGGCTGCCATTTGCTTGCGGGTGTCACGCAGCACGCGGTCGGTGTTGACCTGAAACAGGGTCTCGTCGCTCGGCGGCTCGCCCGCAGACCAGCGTGTCAGGATGCCGGACATAGCCTGCAAACGCTCGGGCATCAGCGCCCAGGGGGTGGTCAGGAATTCTGAAAGCAGAAGTTGTTTGTTCATGTGTTCATTCCAAGTTGAATCAGGGAAGCGGCCAGTGCGGCCTCCTCAAAGGGCTGTGTTTGCAGCTGCGCCCAGGCGCTGACCTTGCTCACCTCAAGTCCAAAGGCCTGGGCAATCAGGTCGGTTTCGTTGGTTCCCAGGGAACCCTTCTTGGCGATGCGCCGGGCTAGCCGGGCTGAGTTGGACTGCACCAGCTTGCGAAAGCGCAAGCTCGATTCCTGATCGGCGGGGTCCGTTTCGTCCTCGGCAGGCGCCGGATCGGAGGATTCGGTCTCCTGCTCAGCCTCTTCGGCATCCTCTTCCTCCACCATGTTCAGTGGGCGAAGGGGTTGGTCCAGGCCTTGCAGCGGGTTGAGGTTTTCTGCAATGCGTGCCTCGTTGCGGGTGAGCCAGCCGTTCTGGATGCCGCTTTGGTAGTAGGCCGAGCGGCTGGCTGCATCGCCGCGCATCAGGTTGGCAAAGTCGAACTCGACTTCCAGCTGATCGCCATCGAGCATCAGATCGGATTCGATCGAGGCCTCCCAGCGTTCGGCCCAGGGGGTCATGGTGTGCATGACAAATTCCAGACTCTGCTGCTCGATGTTCGAGAACGTCGCGCGATCTAAATCGGCAATCATGTGTGGTGGCACACGGAACATTCGAGCGATATCTGTTATCTGGAACTTGCGCAGCTCCAGGAACTGGGCGTCCTTGTTCGTGACCCCCACCTCATGGAACTTCATGCCGTTTTCCAGCACCAGGACTTTGCCCCGGTTGGAGCCGGACTGCGCCGCCTGGTAAGAATCCCTGAACACCCGCTTGGCCTCAGGGTCCTTGAAGGTGCCGGGAAATTCGATCCAGCCGCCCGTGGGTTTGGCGTCGTTCGTGAAGAACCTCGCCCCGTAGTCCTGAGCGGCCAGGGCCATGCCCAGACTCTCGCGGGCCAACTCGATGGGGCTCATGCCCATCAGACCGTCCGAGGACAGGCCGCGCAGGTGCCAGATCTGCCCGCGTGGGAATACGGTTTCATCCCCGTTTTGCATCCGAACCCGGTACCGAAAGTCCCCGCTGTCCATCACCTCCATGCGCACCCGGTCGGGGTGAATCGGCATGAGCTCGGTGATTTCTCCCTTGGGGTTGGCGATGATCTGGCAGAAAGCATTGCCCCTCAGGGCCAGGTGTCCCTGAAGCATCTCGCGCCACTCAAAGGGGTTCTGGAACCGGTTGGGCTTGCGGGCCAGGAGGCCGTAGAGCCAGTGATCGGTCACCCGATCCTTGCCTCCGTCTTTGCGCTGGCGGTACACCACCACCGGAAGAGACGCCATGGTCTCCGACAGGATGCGCACACAGGCATATACCGCTGCGAGCCGCAACGCCCCGTCAGGCGAGACGCGCATGCCTGAGGCGCTGCGCACCGACACCGGCTCAAAGAAGAAGTCTCCCCAAGGGGATCGGTCACTGCTCGAGGCTCTGAATCGATCGATGAATGTGAAAAGTCCCATTGCCTCAGAGCACCATCAACTCATAGTCGGATCCGAGCACCACCGAGTCCCCCGGTTTGATCGCCCTTGAGAGGGCCATGATCAGTGCCACGATGCCGTCTATTTTGTTTTCTGCTCGCTCCTTGCGTGGATAGATGTTGTCTTTGACGTCCAGATGCGCCACCACGTTGCTGGCCATCCAGGCCAGTACCGGGTCGCCGTCATGGACGAGCTTCTTTTGCAAGACCAGGGCTTCAAGCGTCTTCATCGGTTCGCTGAAGTTCAGCACCGTGGGGCGCACCTCGATCATGGGCAGGCCCTCGGCCAGCATCCGGGTCGAGAGCTGCGTGGCCTGAAACGGGTCGAAGGCCACCGCCTGAATCTCATAACGGGTGGCCATGTCCAGTAAGTCCGACTCGATCCAGCCGAAGTCGATCACGTTGCCCGGAGTAACGATGAGCCGCCCCGAATGCATCCAGCCGCCGTACTGGCTATTGCCTGCGCCGTTGACCGTGTCCTCGGGCAGGTAGTACTTGCCAAAGGTCACGTAGGCGTCCGAAATCTCCGGATGCCGGAACACCGCTACCAGGGCGGCAATGTCCGTCTTGCTGGCCAGGTCCAGGCCAATCCAGCAGGGCTGACCTTCGAATTGATCAATGAACATGCCTTGCTCGGTACAGGCGTCCCAGGAGCGCATGTCCATCCAGGCTGTGTCGGCGTTCACCCATTCATTGAGGTGCTTGGTCTTGAAGTTGTTGACGGCGCTGGGCAGCTGCATCGCCTTGGCCTGCAGCGGCCCGAGCACCTCGGACCTCACCGAGATGCCCCAGTTGGGGTTGGCCTTGATGAGCGACTCTTCGGTTGTCCAGTCATCCCCATCGTCCAGGCCATAGATGATCCCGAACTGGGTGTCATCCTCGAACACGCCATCGAGCAGCTTGGTCACAAAAGACCGAACCTCGTAGCAGATGCCTGCGCGGTTACTACCTGCCGTGGTGATCACCCACAAGAGCGAGTTGTCCCGTTTGCCGGTTCCGGTCTCCACCACGTCATAGACCGTGCGAGTCTTGTGGGCGTGGAGTTCATCCACGCAGCCAAAGTGAATGTTCAGACCGTCCAGCGTGGAGCCCTCGGCCGAGAGCGCCTCAAACTTGGAGCCCGTGGCCATCACGTTCATGTTGTGCGCACCGACATTCACCGAGAATCGGTTGCGAAACCCCGGGCTGCGGCGTGCCATGGTCTGCGCGTCCCCGAACACAATGCGGGCCTGGTCACGGGTGGTCGCCAGCGAATAGACCTCAGCACCACCCTCACCATCGGCTGCCAGCATGTACAGGCCCACCGCAGACGACAGAGTGGACTTGGCATTACCTCGTGGCACCTCGATGTAGGAGCGGCGAAAGCGCCGCGTGCCATCGGCCTTGACCCAGCCGAACACCGTCGAGAGGATGAACACCTGCCACGGCTCCAGCGTGATGGGCTCTCCGGCAAGCGGGCCCTTGACGTGCGGCAGTCGCTCAATGAATGCGCACAGGTTGTCCGCCGGGTAGTAGGTCTTGCCGCTCTTGCTGGTGAGCTTGGGATTGAAGCGGTAGGGGCTGGCCTTGCCCTTGTACTTTTTCAGATCACTGAGTTGCCTTTGGCAGGCGGCCTTCACCCACTTGCAAGCCAGGATCTCTCCGGCCACGACTTTCTCTGCGTACATCTTGGCAATGTCCGCATAACTGCCTTGAGCCATTGAACTTATCCCGCAATATCGGCCCAGGGGTCATCATTTGTCCCAGGCTCTTGTGCAACATGGACCCTTGAGCGGGATGCGGGCGTGAACCCCATCTCAGCTTCATAGCCCTTCATCTCCTGGGCCAGATCCCGGATGACGTCCATCAGGGGGGAGCGGCGCAAGATGCCGCTGGGGGTCTTGATGATCATCCCCGCCACCCCAGAACGATTGATCTTGGCCAGCGCCTCCCGGTACAGCCCGGCGCAATTAGCCCAGCGCTCGAGCACGGCCGCATCCAGCGAAGACAGCAGCCCTGGCGGAGCGTTCTCTACCGCGTAGGTCCACGCCTCCTTGGCGATGTCGGACATGTATTCCGGCGGATCGCCCAGCTTTCCCATTGGGCGGGGCTCGTTGGGGTTGGTGCGGCACTTTTGCAGCGTCCCCTTGATCTTCTTGACTGCAACGGGAAGGGGTTTACGACCGGCCATGTGGACTAAAAAAAAGAATTTCAATTTGCACGCGCAAAAAATTGCGCAAGCGCACGCATCTGTGGCGCCAGCCTGTAGAGATTCACCCCCCCTACCCCCTCAGGAGGGGGGCTGGTTGCGCAGGGATGCCGTCTCTGAGGCGGTCTTGGCGTTGTGACAGGGCACGCACAGGCTTTGCAGGTTTGAGCGATCAAAGCGCTCACCGCCTTTCTTGACCGGAACGATGTGATCGACCACGTTGGCGGGCTGGAGCACGCCCTTGGCCTGGCACCTGCAGCAAAGCGGGTTATCCCGTAGCACCGCTGCACGCGTGTTACGCCACCTGGTCGACTGATAGAAGCCCAACTCGGTGTCGAACCCACGCCGCGCACGCCCGTACTCACGGTGCACTTGGGGCTGGTGATTGGCGCAGTAACCGGGCACGTTCAGCACCTGCGCACAGCCCGGATATCTGCATGGAGTAGGCGCACTTCTCGGCATCTCAATCGGCTTTCAAGGAATACGCGACAGCTTGAAAAATTGACTTGGCTTCCTCTTGAATCAGAGCGTCAATGCTCTACATCGCAACAAACAAAGGAGAGTGCAGTGATTACCGAAACAACCACCTTCACCGTCGACGAGCTTGGATTCATCCAGCTCGCCCTGAACAAGGTCCTGGTCGCCGTCGCCAACGGCGAGCTTGACCTCAACAACCTGGCCCGCAAGGAACTCGCCAACCGGGGTCTGGACAAGCAAGGCAACTGGGTGGGCTTTGCCCAAGCCAATCAGATCCACAACGCATGAGGACCCAAACCATGAAACAACCCGACAAACAAAAGGTCATCGAGAAGATCGCGCTCGACCATCTGTTCATCGAAACGCTCGAAACCCAGCACCGTGATCGACTGGACTTTCACGACGTCTCGGTCTGGGCGATCAAGAGCGCGCTTGAAGCCGCCTACGCCGCAGGGATCGCAGCAACACAAAACACATCAACAACATCGAAAGGAAAGAAATGAAACTCACGGACACCCAGCGCAACCTGCTCGAAGCAGCAGCCAAACATCCTCAACAAATGTTGACCGACTTTCCGGCCAATCTCAAAGGTGGCGCACTCATCAAGGTCCTCACCGCCCTGGGCAACGCAGGACTGGTCGCCCGATACGCCAATGCACCCGAAGGCAGCATGCAGCTGGTGATCACACCGGAAGGCCTGACAGCGATCGGCAGCACACCAGGGCACACCCCCAAGCAACGCGAGGGCACCAAACAGGCCACCCTGATCGAGTTGCTCAAACGCCCTGAGGGCGTGAGCCTGGCCGAAATGGTTCAGGCCACCGGCTGGCAGCAACACACCGTGCGAGGCGCCATGGCCGGAGCATTGAAGAAGAAACTCGGCTTGACCATCGTGTCAGACAAGACCGATGGTCAGGAACGCAAGTACCGCATCACCACTATAACCGTTTGAGGACCTCATGAACCCCATCAGCATCACCATTGAATCCAAGCCCACAACCATCAACTTCGACGGCCGCGAAATGCAGGTGCAAAAGCTCAGCATCCCGCTGCCCTTTGGCCGCAAGCCTACAGACATCTCCGACATTGCTGCCAGCGGCGTCGAGGCGGTCTATGTGACTGAGATCCGGGAGATGGACCCCGAAGAATTCGATGGCTTCAAATTGAACTTGGGAAAGTCTCGCGACTGGCTCAAAGGCAAGGGAGGCGATTACTGGGATGGCCGGTTGTGTGTGATGGTGCACGCACCCGGGCGACCCTACTTGTTCATCGATCCATCCGGAGGAGACAGCGTTCGCTATCTCGCGCGTCTGGGCTGATCAGTCGCGAAGAAGCAACTGATCAGAAAGATTAGATGAACCGCTTTACTTCTGATCGAAGTAGAGCGTTCATAGAGCCATCGCAACAAGGAGAACCAAATGGCAGCCATCAACACCACCACGCAAATCGAAAACAACTACGACCGATTCATCACCGAGCTGACCGCCCTGACCCGCAAATACGGGGTGGCCATCCAGTCGGTGGGCGGCGTGTACCTGGCAGATGAGCGGGGCGAGTTTGACAAGGTCACTTACAACGCCGACATCACCAGCGGCGACCTGTATCCGAATTTCCCGGGAAACTGAGTTCAGGCACCTTGCGCCGCAGGGGCCTCTTGAACCGGTGCATCAATAGCAATGGTGGTCAGCTCGACGAACTTCACGCCATCGCCCTCACGCACCGCCTGCTGGCCGGTGTATTCCTCCCATCGTTTGACGATCACATCCGCGAACTTGGGGTCCAGCTCGATGAGGCGGGCCTGTCGTCCGGTCTTCTCGCAAGCGATCAGAGTGGTACCCGAGCCACCAAAGAGGTCTAGAACGATGTCTCGGCTCTTGGATGAATTCTTGATGGCTCGCTCGACCAGCTCAACCGGTTTCATGGTCGGGTGCAGGTCATTAACCCGAGGCTTGTTGTAATTCCAGATATCCGACTGATCGCGGTCACCACACCAGAAGTGATCAACGCCTTGTTTCCATCCGTACAGGATGGGTTCGTACTGACGTTGATAGTCCGATCGGCCAAGGGTGAAAGTGTTCTTGGCCCAGATGATGAAAGTAGACCATTTGCCGCCTGCATCAATCCATGCTTTTTGTAGCGTGTGCAGTTCTGAGGAGCTCATGCAGACGTAGCAGGCTCCTTTGGTCACCACCAGCAAGTTAAGGCAGGCGTCGTACAGAAATTGGTAGAAGCCGTCGCCCAAGGCGTCGTTGAGGATACGTCGATCTTTGCCCCGCATCTTGTCCTTGGCGCTGTTGCCATAGTCCACGTTGTAGGGCGGATCGGTGAATGCCATGTCCGCGAGTTGCCCACCCATGAGGCGTTCCACATCTGACAAGACCGTTGAGTCGCCACACAGGAGGCGGTGGTTGCCGAGAATCCACAAGTCCCCAGTTCTGGATACGGGATCTACTGGTGCTTCTGGGATTGCATCATCTTCGGTCAAACCACCGCCTACTTGATCACCATTTAGCAGGCGCTCAATCTCATCGTCCCCAAAGCCGAGCAAGTCGAGATCAAAATCCACGCCTTGAAGCTCTTGCAATTCGAGCTTGAGTAACTCTTCATCCCAACCCGAGTTCAACGCGATTCGGTTGTCGGCCAGGATGTAGGCCTTCTTTTGTTCAGGACTCAGATGGCCCAGCTCAATGACGGGCACCTCTGCTAATTCAAGTTTTCTGGCAGCAGCCAAACGGCCGTGGCCAGCGATCACGCCCTTGTCGCCGTCAGTCAAGATTGGATTGGTCCAACCGAACTCACGAATGCTGGCAGCGATCTGGGCGATTTGTTCTTCACTGTGGGTGCGGGCGTTTCGCGCATACGGGATGAGCGAATCGACCGGGACCAT